AAAAACACGGCGCACCAGTTATCGGATGTGCTTTGGTCGGAGATTGGCAAGTGGCACCGTCAGTTACCCGAGGGGATGCGACGGCTGCTGGAGATCAAGTCAGACAAGATTGAATTGACTGGCGTTCCCGACAGCTTTGCTGTGGCGAGAACCAGCCGGCGCGAACAGCCCGAAGCCTTGCAGGGGTTTCATAGTGAGAACTTGTTGTTTGTGATTGACGAGGCGTCTGGCGTCCCTGATGTGGTGTTTGAAGTGGGGCAGGGCGCCCTATCAACTGAGGGCGCCAAGGTAGTAATGACTGGCAACCCCACCAGGGCGAGCGGGTATTTCTATGATGCGTTCACTAAGAATCAGAAGCGGTGGTGGGGCAAGAAGGTTAGCTGCCATGATGCGGAAACGGTGGATAGGGGTTTCTTGGATGAGATGGCCGCGCAATATGGCGATGGTTCAAACCAGTACCGGGTGCGGGTATTGGGAGATTTCCCTGCTGGTGACGATGATGCGCTGATTGCGCGGCATTTGATTGAAGCGGCGAAGAGTAGACAGGTGGAACAATCGCAAACGGCGCCTGTGGTCTGGGGGTTGGACGTTGCGCGGTTTGGTGATGACGCCAGCGCATTGGCAAAACGGAAAGGTAATTCGCTGATTGAGCCTGTCCGTGTATGGCGCGGCAAAGACCTGATGGAAACATGCGGTCTTATCAAGATGGAATGGGACGCCACCCCCGGATCAATGCGCCCAATTGAAATCATGGTGGACGTTATCGGCTTGGGCGCCGGGGTAGTGGATCGCTTGCGTGAATTGAATCTCCCCGTCCGTGGCGTCAATGTTGCGGAGTTGCCCGCGATAGATGGAAACCGCTTCCAGCGTCTGCGGGATGAATTATGGTGGAAGGCCCGCGAATGGTTTGAGGCGCGGGACTGTGTGGTGCCGAATGATGATAGTTTTGTGGATGAATTGTGTGGCCCGTTGTATAGTGTGACCAGTGGGGGCAAAATTCAGATTGAGCCAAAGGCGCAGATGAAACGCAGGCTTGGTAGGTCGCCGGACAAGGCGGATGCGTTTTGTTTAACCTTTGCGGGTGTCGCGGCGGCTGTGTCTGGGTCTGGCGGGTATTCTGCTCGTTGGGGCCAGCCGCTTCGAAGGGCGGTAAAAGGGGTGGTGTGATGAAAGAAATCTGGGACAAGAACCGGCCAAAGGATTTGCCGAAACCCAAGAAGTTGTCGCCAGCCAAGAAGGCTGCGGCAATGTCTCGGGCGAAGGCAGCGGGGCGCCCGTATCCTAATCTTATCGATAATATGATGGCGGCGAAGAAGAAGAAGTGAAGTATTATTGTATTTCGCTGCGGGAAACGCCTGAGCGCACGGCGCGGGTGCAAAAAGAGTTTGAGCGCGAGGGTGTGCCGGTAACTTGGGTCTGGGGTGTGTATGGTAAATCCATGCAGATCAAGTCAGAGATACCCATGCACTCGGATTATTATGTGACCCGTGGTGCGACTGCTTTGGTGCTTAGTCACCATTTCGCCTGGAACATGGCGCAGCATGACGGTGCTGATGAGTTCATGGTGTTTGAAGATGATGTGGTGTTGCCAGAGAACTTCTTGGCGAAATGGGCCGCCATTCGCGCCAAGGTTCCAGATGATGTGGATGGCGTTTATTTGCAGAGTTGTTGTGTGGATGATCAGAAGTGGAAGCAGAAGTTCCACGATGAATTATATGATGTGAGGTATCCGCTTTGTACGGCGGCGATTTGGTGGCGGCAGCGTGCGATTCCGACATTGGTGGAGCATACGAAACCGGCGAATACGCCGGTTGATATTTTGTTGGAGCAAAAGACGCTGCGGCACTTGAAGGTTTTGACGGTGTTGCCGGAGTTGGTCAGCCAGTTGACGTTACAGGGCAAAATGTCGAGCGAGGTTCACGCATGAGCATGGAACATTTGGGTGGCTATTATGAGGAAGGCGATGGGCATACGTTCACGCCGGATATTTGGGGCTGGTTGTTGGTGGAATATGGGATTGAGTCTGTGCTGGATATTGGGTGTGGCACGGCGGTCAATCTGAAGTGGTTTCAGGACATGGGGTGCAAAATACTTGGGGTAGAAGGGCATCCCGATGCGGTGGCGAAGGCCAAGTGTGGCCCGATTATTATGCACGATTATACCAAGGGGCCGTTGGCGTTGGGCCAGCGGTTTGACTTGTGTATTTCGACAGAATTTGTTGAGCATGTGGACGCCCAGTATGAGGCGAACTGGTTTGCCACCATGCAATCAGCGGATCGTGTTTTGATGTGTCATGCGGTGCCGGGGCAGGGCGGGCACCATCATGTGAATGAGCAAACGGCGGAATATTGGATAGAGCGGTTTGGTCAGAATGGGTTTCGGAACTTGGTGGTTGAGAGTGCCATGTTTCAGGAAACCACTAGCCGGAAGCCTGCGCCTTGGGGCCGCAATACGCTGATGTTATTTGAGCGTGTGGTATGAGACTGGCGGAGCATCCAGCAGCGAAGCTGGTGGAGATTAAGCTGCCATCTATGATGGCGGCTTGTAACCCATCGATTGCGCTGGATGGTGACCGTATTCGGGCGGTTGTGCGAACGGTGAACTATCGGTTGCTGCCTACGGGTTCTATTTGGATCAAGGGCAGCGGGCCGGACACGGTAAATTGGTTGGTTGATTTGGATGCCCAGACACTGGAGCAGAGCGAAACTATTCAGATTGATGATAGTGTTATTCGGGCAGCGCCAATGGCGTCGAATGGCCTGGAAGATATGCGGCTGTTTGCTTGGCGCGGTGGTTGGTGGGGGTTGGCGAGCGGGTATTGTGGGCGAAATGACGCCAATACGATGATTTTGGCGCCCGTTGCGCCGGTTATGGATCGGAAGGTGGTGCTGTTATCGCCAACAGGGGAGAGGAAGGAAAAGAATTGGGTTATTTGCACCATAAATGGCGAATTATACGTCATTCATTGGATTAGTCCTATTTCTGTCTATAAGTATGCCGGTAATCAAATGCTGGAACCTGTGTTTTTTGGTGATGCTCATAAGGATTTGATGGGGTGGAGTGGTTCCAGCCAGGCGATTCCCTATAATGGCAAGCTATTGGCCTGTATTCACCGCCGTATGGGCGAAAAGTGTGGGCGTGATCCAATAACCTATGTGCATAGATTGGTTGAAATAGACCCGGACACTTGGGAAATCGGGCGTTTGTCGCCCATTTTTGCGTTTGAGGGCGATCAGGTGGAGTTTAATTCTGGGCTATCAGTGACCAGTGATAATGTGTTATTTAGTTATGGTGTCAAGGATTGCGCCGCAGTGGTGTTAAGATTGCCGATTGATGCGGTGGATCAGATATTTAAGGGGCAGTTGGTATGAAGTCGCCTGCCTGGACCCGGAAAGCCGGTAAATCAGCAAGTGGTGGTTTGAATGAGGCCGGGCGCCGGTCTTATGAGGCGGCTAATCCGGGTTCTAACCTGAAACCTCCGGTGAAGTCTGGCGATAACCCCCGCCGCGCCAGTTTTTTGGCGCGTATGGGTAACATGCCCGGCCCGGAGCGTGACGCGAAGGGCGAGCCAACGCGCTTATTGAAGTCTTTGCAGGCATGGGGGGCATCCAGCAAGGCGGATGCGCGGGCAAAGGCGAAGGCTATTTCTTCTCGTAACAAGGGGAAGTCCAAATGAGCCGCCAGATGAAGGACGATACCGGGCATGTTATTGCCCAGGTATTCGAGATGGATGGCACGCACGTTATCAGCAATCCATCCACCAGCACGCAAACGCCTGCCTTTGGCGCGCAAACAACGGCGGTTCGGGTCGCAACCACAGGCAACCATGTGCATATTGCTATCAATGGTGATCCTACTGCCACCACCAACAGCACGATGTTGCCGGATGGGTGGGTGGAGATTTTTGCGGTGAAGCCTGGCTGGAAGTTGGCGGCGATCAAAGGTAGTGGCGCTGGTAGTCCGGTTATCTCCATTACGGAGTTGGTTTGATGAAGTGTCCGAAGGCCACTTATGATCTCAAAGAAAACCTGGAATACCGCGACCGGGCGTTCAAGGATTTCGGTTATGGCCCGGCCAATCCGAATAGTGAGGATGATTACTTTTGGCGTTTGCGTGCTGATGAATGGAATACTTCGCCAGAGGAAGCGAAGGGTATGCGGTGTGGTAATTGCTCCGCGTTCATTCAGACCCCAGAGATGATGGCGTGCATTGTTAAGGGCATCCAGGGGGAAGAAAGTAACGATGAGACGTATGCGCCCGAAGTTAGTAAAGCGGCGAATTTGGGGTATTGTGAATTGTTGGAGTTCAAGTGCGCGGCGGATCGGACTTGTTCCGCGTGGTTGGTGGGTGGCCCGATTAAGAAGGCTTTGAGTGGCCGCCAGCGTGATATGGTGTTGATGGCGAAGGCCATGATTCCGCCGATGCGTGAAGGGGCGGAAGATGAGGAAGAAGATTGATGAAAAGCGTTACCGCGCCGCGCAATCTGAAGATCAAGGGCCAGGATCATATGCTGGCTTACATTACCGCCAAAGAGGCTGCGCTGTTGAAGGCGCGCGGTGGTTCCGGGCGCATGACTGAGCATGGCGTCAGGGCGTATAACGAAGGCCCTGGTGGCGACCCTAGCGACAATGCCAATTCAATGTCTGAGTCGGCCACCCAAGATGCTGTTGGCGGCAACATGGGCCAAGGCGCTGGCCCTACTGGGGCTGGGGCTGGTTCTGGCCCTCCAGGCGACCCTGACCCTAGCTCTAATGAAGACGCGGGGAATGTAGAGGCTACAGCGCAACAGGTAGGGCCGTTATCATTCAGTGCGCCTTTTGGTGTGTTTGACGCTAGTCGCGGGATGGGTGTTATTGGTGGGTTGGCTAGTTTAGGGCTTGGTGCTCCTGGCCTTGGAGTGGGTTTGTCTGCGATTGGGGCTGCTATAGATGCCCAGAAGGCCCAAGACCGACTTGATCAAATGGGCATACAGGCGAACATAAGTACTCCCCAAGCTGTGGCGAATGCTGCCTCTATTGGCGCATTAGGTCAAAGTGCTGTCAATCAATTTGGAAATGCATTGGGTTTTGATGCGTTTGCAGAAGCCCCTATGAGTGCTACGTTTGGGGCGCCTGATCCTCTCGGGGATATTGCCGCGTCTCAAATGGATTCTGGTGGCGCTGACCAAGGTTTGTTAGATGCAGTTCCGCCCGTTGAATTGCCTAGCGCGGTTGGTTCTTTGCAAAAGCCGCGCTATCAGATTGTGAATAATACGCTTGTTCCTGTTCCTTCCGGTTTGCTGGGGTAATCAGATATGGACCCGAAGATTTCCGATTTGGTTTCCGAAGTAACTGATATGATGCAGGAAGCCGCGATTGATGCTGGCATGGATACTGATTTGCCGGATGAGATTGATATTCAGGCGATTGTAGCTGGCGAGATTGAAGACGCTGTTGATTATATCGACAGTGTGATTTCGCCAGACCGGGCGCTTGCTACTCAGTATTACCGTGGCGAGCCATTTGGCAATGAGGAGGATGGCCGGTCACAGGTAGTTAGCCGTGATGTGCGCGATACGGTGCAGGCGATTTTGCCAAGCATGATGCGTATGTTCTTTGGTGGCACTAACATTGTTGAATTTGCGCCAAATGGCCCTGAAGATGTGGCGGCGGCCCAGCAAGCAACGGATTATATCAATTATGTGGTGACCCGCGATAATCCGGGTTTTGAGATTTTCTATTCCGCGTTCAAGGATGCCTTGGTTTGCAAGACAGGGATTATCAAGTTCTATTGGGACGCGGCGGAAGAGGTTGAAACGTCTGACTTGTCTGGGCTGGATGAGACTGCCTTGGCGGTTCTCAATTCTGATCCGGAATTAGAAGTGCAAGTAACGGTGGCGTATCAGGGGGACGTTGACCCGGCTACGGGTATGCCTGGCCCAACCGTTTATGACGTTCGCGTAATCCGCCGCCGTGACAAAGGGCGCTTGCGGATTGCGTCTGTTCCGCCTGAAGAGTTCTTGGTCAGCCGCGCAGCGATTAGCCTGGATGATGCGTCTATCATTGCCCACCGCCGTATTATGACGGTAAGTGAATTGGTGGCGATGGGTTACAGTGAAGAAGAGATTGAACCATACGCCAATGAAGTCGATGAACTGGAGGACAACGAAGAACGGTTTGTTCGTAATCCCCAGGCCACAATTGATTTTGCCAATCGGTCTGATGTTGCGGCGAAGAAGGTTTTGTATGTCGAAGCCTATGTAAAGATCGACATGGATGGCGATGGCATCGCTGAGTTGCGTAAGGTTTGCACGGTTGGCGGTGGTTATGAGGTGGTTCGGAATGAACCAGCTGATATGATCCCGTTTGCTGTGTTCTGCCCTGATCCGGAACCCCATACCTTCTTTGGTATGTCTGTGGCGGATCAGGTTATGGATATTCAACGGATTAAGTCGAATATCCAGCGCAATATGTTGGACAGTTTGGCGTTGGCGATCCACCCGCGGGTTGGCGTGGTTGAAGGCCAGGCCAATATGGATGATGTGTTGAATACTGAAGTTGGTGGCGTCATTCGTATGCGCGCCCCTGGTATGGTGCAACCTTTCGCTATGCCGTTTGTTGGTCAGCAGGCGTTCCCAATGCTGGCTTACATGGATGAAATGCGGGAGAACCGCACAGGTATCACCAAGGCTGCTTCTGGTTTGGCGGCTGATTCGCTGCAATCTTCCACCAAGGCTGCGGTGGCTGCTACGGTTTCGGCGGCCCAACACGGG